ATTTACAGAGAAATACATCCTTATGTTCACGAAGCCAATAAAAACTCACAATGGAATTTTGAGTGGGATTTTTCAGAGGCTTGTCAATTTACAAAATATAAACTTAATCAATATTATGATTGGCACTGTGATAGCTGGGAAAAACCTTATGCAAATGATAATGGCAATATTAATTATAGAAATAAAATTAGAAAATTATCTGTAACATGTCAACTTTCTGATAGCTCTGAATACGAAGGAGGTGAACTAGAATTTCAGTATAGAAATAAAGATAATCCAAATATGGTGGCACCATGTGAACAAGCTAAAAAAAAGGGATCAATTATTGTTTTTCCTAGCTTTGTATGGCACAGGGTTAAACCAGTAACAAAAGGTACAAGATATTCACTTGTGATTTGGAATTTGGGAAAACCGTTTAGATAATATGTCATTTCAAAATAATAAATATACTGTAATAAAAAAAGCTATTTCAAAAGAAATGGCAGATTTTATATATAAATATTTTTTGCTTAAAAGACAAGCAGTAAGAACACTTTTAGATACCAAATATATTTCGCCTTTTACAAATTATTTAGGAACTTGGTCAGACGAACAAGTGCCCAATACTTATTCACATTATGCAGATATTGCAATGGAAGTTCTTTTAGCGGGGTTATTACCATTGATGAAAAAAGAAACTAATTTAAATTTAATACCAACATATTCATATGCTCGAATTTATAAAAAAGGAGATATATTAAAAAGACATAAAGATAGACCCTCTTGTGAAATATCCACTACGTTAAATCTTGGTGGAGATCCTTGGCCAATTTATTTAAGTCCTAATGAAAATGTAGGAATACCAGAAGTTGAGGGAGGAGAAAAAGGAATAACTAAATCAAGCAATGCAAAAGGTATAAAAATAGATTTAAATCCAGGTGATATGTTAATTTACTCTGGATGTGTTTTAGAACATTGGAGAGAAAAATTTGACGGAGATGATTGTGGTCAAGTATTTTTACATTATAATAACGTTGATACTCAAGGTTTAAATAATAAATTTGATGGTAGACTACATTTAGGACTACCGTCAGACTTAAAAATAAATAATGAGTAGAAAAGTCATTATTTTAGCTATATAAGGAATTATTATGCTACAAAAATTAGGTTTTTTACCCGGATTTAATAAACAAGTTACACCCACTGGAGCAGAATCACAATGGACTGGCGGTCAAAATGTCCGTTTTAGGTATGGTACACCTGAAAAAATAGGTGGTTGGTCTCAGTTAGGAGATAGTAAACTAACATCTTCAGCCAGAGCTTTACACCACATGATTAATAAAGAGGGTATTAAGTATGCTATTATTGGCACTAATAGAATTTTGTATGCATATTCTGGAGGAGTATACTATGACATACATCCTTTAGTTAATCCATCTGGAACTGCTGCTACAAATTTTTTTAGCACAACGAATGGAGAGTCTACTGTTACTTTAACTTTTACCTCTGCTCACAATTTTTCTGTGGGTGATATTATTCTATTTGGTGATGCATCTACTTTTAGTTCTATAACTAATTCAAACTACACATCCTCTACGTTTGCTGAGAAAAAATTTATGGTCACTGCGGTCCCTTCAACTTTAACTTTAGAAATAAATGTTGGTTCTAATGAAACAGGGTCGGGCGCTACTACCTCTGGAGGTATGACTTTTTTTCAATACTATCACGTGGGACCAGCTGAACAGGTTGGAGTTTTTGGTTATGGTATATCACAATGGGGTGGTACAGTAACAAACCCACAAACAACAACTTTAAATGGAGCATTAAACGCTGACTCTGCTGGAACAGGTGGATCAGGGACAACAATTAATGTGGCTAGCACAACGGGATTTCCAAGCACAGGAACAAATTTCATACAGGTAGGAACTGAGGAAATATCTTACACTGGTCTTACGGCTACAAGTTTTACTGGAATAACTAGAAATGTTAGAGGGACAACTAACGCCTCTCACAGCGATGGTGCGACTGTCACCAATCACAGTGATTTTTCAGCGTGGGGTCAAGCAGCATCGACCACGGATAAAGTTAGAGAACCCGGACTATGGTCTTTAGATAATTTAGGTGATAAGTTAATTGCTTTAATTTGTAATGGAGCTTGTTTTGAATGGGACTCATCCTTAGCAAATGCCACGGCAACTAGAGCAACAATTATAACTGGAGCACCAACTGCTTCTAGAGATATGATAGTATCAACGCCGGATCGTCACTTAGTATTTTTTGGAACTGAAACAACAATTGGTGATACCACGACACAAGATGAAATGTTTATAAGATTTTCATCTCAAGAAGATATTAACACTTATACACCCACTGCAACTAATAGTGCTGGTACACAAAGATTGGCTGCCGGATCACGAATCATGGGAGCTAAACTTGGTAGAAATGCAATATACATTTGGTCTGACACAGCTTTATTTACAATGCGTTTTGTTGGTACTCCTCTTACATTTGCTTTTGAACAAGTTGGTACTAACTGTGGATTAATTGGTAAAAATGCAGCTGTTGAAGTTGATGGTGCTGCGTATTGGATGTCAGAGAATGGTTTCTTTAAATATACTGGTAAACTAGAATCTATGGATTGTTTGGTTGAAGATTACGTTTACGATAATTTAAACACAACTTCAAATCAAATGATTTTTGCTGGAGTTAATAACTTGTTTGGAGAAGTTATATGGTTTTATCCTGAGTCAAATTCAAACGTAAACACGCAATCGGTTGTATATAGTTATTTAGATTCTACTTTAAAAAGACCAATATGGTTTGTAAATGCAAGTAGTTTGTTTATAAGAACCACATGGCAAGATTCAGCTGTATTTGGTTTGCCTCACGCAACTCAATACGATGCTAGTGATGACTCATCTTTTGATGTAACAGGTAATACAGAGGGGATATCATATTATTATGAACATGAAACTGGAGTCAACCAAGTAAGATTAGGAGTAACCACAGCTATTCCGGCTGATATTACTTCAGGAGATTTTGATATTACACAAAAAGTTGTTAGAGGAGCTGCAACTAATTTAGGTGATCTTAGAGGAGATGGTGAAAATATAATGCGGGTAAGTAGAATTATACCTGATTTTATTGCTCAACAAGGCAACACAGTCGTACAATTAGATTTAAGAAACTACCCAAATAATGCAGCAGCTAGTTCATCGCTAGGTCCTTTTACAATAACATCTAGCACTGAAAAAATAGATACACGTGCCAGAGCAAGGGCTGTAGCTTTGACTATAAAAAATACTGCTGTAGATACTAATTGGAAATTAGGAACTTTTAGGTTAGATATACATGCTGGAGGAAGACGATAATGTCTATTACAAGATTACAACAAGCTAGACAAATGTATGCCATTGGACAATTAGTTTCAAAAACTAAAGACGGTTCAAGACCTGGATACCGTGGAGTAGGAGAGTATGGAGGTGGAGATGAAGGTCCAGCTACTGGAGCAAGTGGAACAAGTGGTAGTGGAGGACAAGTTGATACTGGAGATTTAGGAACAGAAGCAGCTAATGTAGCAGCAAACGTAAGTGCTAACATGGATGCTAGAGATAGAGCTAGAAGTAATCAATATAGAAATTTACCAACACCAACAATTACAGTGGGCGTTGATAAATTTGGTAATCCAATAAATGTTCCAACGACTTATACAGCTAAACGTAATAGAGAGAGAGCGTTAGATGCATTAAATAAAAAAGGAATCAGTGCGTTTGATCCTAGGGTTACTAAGAAATTTAATCTTTTTGATATGTCTTTTGCACCACAACCAACAGAGAAAAAATTTAATGTTTTTAGAGATTTTGTTGTTCCTGTTGGTTTAACTTTAGTAAATCCTGGTCTTGCAGCTAAATATCAAAAAGCAAAAACAGCGTATGGTATAGCAAAAGATTTAGCTAATATTGCACAATCAATTGGTTTAACAGATAGAAATGTTGTTGATGCGTTTACAAGTAATTTTACAGATAGAGTCAGTAATTTAGGTTTGGGAAAAAAATCTAAATCCACACGAAATGAAGATACTTTTGAAGATACTTTTACAGGTGGTGGAGATGGCATTGGCAGTTTAGAAAACATGGATGCTCTTAATCAAGAGTATTTATTATTATTGGAAAAATTTAACAAAGGAGTTTTTACTGATGCAGATCAAGTTAGATTTACTTTTTTACAAAGAATATTAGGAAAATAATGGCTAAAATAGTACAAACATTAACCAGAGCAAGCACAGAATATAGTGAAGACGTAGCACAATCACTTATTCGAGATCTTGATGCTGTGTTAGAAAAATTAAACACAACGTTTCAAGAAGAATTAAAACAGGAGATAGAAGCTAGAAGTTTCTTTTTAGATTAATGGCAACAGTAAATCAGTATAAATTTGTAGGAGTGGATGATAGCACTAGCGGCTCTGCGTTGACTCCATTTGGATCTGGTAATCCTTTAATTAGTGAAACATATTTAATTAAATCTATATTAGTTACATCAGCTGGGACACCCACAGTTACAGTTATAAATGATAGTATTACAGCCATAAAATCTGCAGCTTTGACAGCTAATACGACAACAGAATTATTAACCCAACCGCTAATAGTAGAAGGTGGAAAGACCTTTACAATACAATCAAGCAGTTCAGACTCCTTTGATGTGGCTATTAGTTATTTAAATATTAAGAAAGAGGTAACATCGTAATGAGTGAAATAAAAATGTTAACACCAAAAGAGATAATAACAACAATAAGTAACAAAAAAACTGGAGAAATATACAAGGATGAAGCGGCTTTGAAGGCAGCTAATATACCTGAAGAGGACGTTAGAAGAGATGTCAAAGTAATAATGCCACCTCTTGATTTGTTTGCAAAAACAAAGTAAACTAATAAATTCAGGTAAATAAGACAATATTATGGCAATAACAGATATATCAATTTCAGAAGAATTAATGACCAACGCACCATCTATTAAATATAGAGGTAATGAAGGTCCTAAATCACCAGAAGAAGAGAGAATGATGATGGTGGATGAGGTGCTTGATGAAGCGTACGAACAATATATTTACGATTTATTAGAAAATAGACCTGATGCTACACCGATGAGCAAAGACGAATTTAGAAGAATGGTTATTTTTGAAGGTATGATGGGTGGTGGTCAACCATTACCAGAGGACCCAACAAAACCAATTAACCCTTTTCAACCAAAACCAATAGGACCAGTGCTACCAGATAAAAGACAGATGGCAGCATTTGGTGGTATCATGGGTATGGATGGTAGAAGACAATATGGTGTTGGATCGTTCTTTCAAAAATTAAAAGACAAAGTTGTGGATGATTTAATTCCAAACGAGATAAAAGATAATCCTGAGTTAGCGGCAGCAGCTGCAATATTTGCTGCAGATCAATATGGAATACCTGGTACAGATATCGGTGGTAATAAAAGAATAACAGAAGGGCTTGGTAATATAAGAGATGTTTTATTAAGTAGCAAAACAACGCCTGGTAGTTCAGAAATTTTTAGCGAAGAAGAACTAGAAAAAGGAGTAACTAAAGATGGAAGAATAATTGATAAATCTGTTTATGGAGTAAAAGGAGTAAAAGAGCCAGGGGTTTTACGAAAAATTTTAGATATAGATGTAGGAGATGATAAAACTTTAGGTTCAACTATTTCATCCATGATTGCTAAAAACATTGTACCAATAGTAGGTGGTTCTCTTGCAGGTTTGTTTACTAAAAATACACAAGATCAAAATACTACACCAGGTACACCAAGTGATGAAACAGCATTAAAATTAGCGGATCTTAAAAAATCTGCAAACTTATTAACTCAACCACAAGGTATAGCAGCAGGTTTAAATTTTTTACCAGATGTTGCAGCTAGAAAATTTACACCAGAAGAAATGGCTATTCAATATGCACAATCAGTAGCTAATGGTGGTAGAATAGGTTTTAGTGATGGTGGAGAAGATTTATCTAACGATCCTAATTATATAGGATGGGTAAAAACATATGAAATGAACCCTGATGCAGCATCAATGAATGAAAACCATGCAAAGTATTTAAATTTTTACAATAGAACCAAAAATAGTAAAGCTGAAGGTGGAATCATGGACCTTGGTGGTTTAGAAAAAGATTACAGAAACACTGGTGGTTTTGTAGAGATCGGAGCTAAAGAAAAAGCGGACGATGTGCCTGCAAGATTAAGTGTAAATGAGTTTGTATTTACAGCAGATGCTGTTAGAAACGCAGGTGGTGGAGATATTGACGAAGGAGCTAAAGTCATGGAAAACGTGATGAAACATTTAGAAGGCGGAGGACGATTGTCTAGAGAGTCACAAGGTATGGGTGGTGCTAGAGATATGTTCGCAGTCTCGGAAAGATTAAGCGAGGTAGTATAATGGCAGTCGAAACAGTACAAAATATACCACAACAATACGTAACAGATCTTGGTGTTGACTTTGGTAAACAACTTGCAGGTTTAACTGCAATTCCTTTAGATACATCTAGATTTGCACCGCAAGTAGCAGCACAAGATCCACTGCAAACACAAGCTGCATCATTAGCAGCATCAGGTGTTGGGGCTTATCAACCTTTTTTAAATCAAGCGTCCACACTATCGGGGCCAACAGCTTATCAACAATTTATGTCTCCGTACCAACAAGATATAATTGATGCAACGTTAGCGGATTTTGATAAACAAGCAGCGATAGACCGAACAAGAATTATGCAAGAAGCAGGAAGGGGCACAGTCGGTAATTTAGATGCTGGTAGATTTGGTGTACAACTTGCTGAACAAGGAGCACAATCTAATTTAGATAGAGCAGCATTACTTGCAACATTAAGACAACAAGGATTTAACACAGCACAAAATTTAGCTAACAGAGCGTTTGGTCAACAAAGAGCATTAGCGAGTGACATAACAGATTTACAAACAGCAGATATTAACCAGTTGGGTCGATTGGGCGGTCTACAACAAGCACAACAACAAGCGATACTTGATGCACAAAGAGAAGCAAATAGATTACAGGCGTTTGAACCTTATGAAAGGTTATCAACATATGGCTCTGGAGTTGCAAGTCTATTCTCTGGTAACGCACCATTTGGATTCCAATCAACAGTATCACCGAATCC